CATCTGTCAATAATTCAATACGATCTGGTTTTAAAGCCATTTTTTTCTCTCCCTTTATTTTTTTTTATAGATTACCGAGTCTAGAGCTTACAAATTCAACAAGTTCATTACGAACATTAGCTTCTGCTGATTCTGTTGCTGATTCGTCGCTACCAACGCTCAAATCAACTGTGTCTTCAGCCTCTGCCTCTTCAAGAGCAGCTTCTGCCTCTTCGGCAACTTCTGCTTCAGATTCTTCTTCTGATGCCTTTGGTGGCTTGGTCATTCGTGCTTCTTCTTCTTCTTCCTTCTTCATTTCTGCTTTAGGAAGTTTCTTCTTCAATAACCCAGTCATTGCAGCAAAAGATTCGTCGTCAAGAGTTTCAAATTGTTCAAGAGCAGCGGTAGCGTCTTCTTCATCTAGACCCGCCTCAACCAATGATGCTTTTCTCATCTTGAGCTTTTCTTCAGCAGCTTTCTCTTCTTCTTTCTTCTTATAGCCAGCAATAACTTCGTTGGCTTCTTCGAGAGAAGTTTGAGTAGCCTTAAGCGATTCTTCGACTTCTGCTTTACTAACAGCAGACGCTTCAAGCTCAGATTTAATTGTTTCGAGTTGTTCCGCAAAAGCTGCTTTTTCTTCTTCAAACTTCTTGGCAGTAGCTTCTAACTCTGCTGCAGCAACTTCTTTTTGTGTTTCTAGAATTTCGTCTTTTTCTTTCATAGCAGCCTCTAGGGTTTGGTTGGTTTCTTCTAGTTGTGAAGCAGTTGCCTTCGCTTCTGCTACTTGATCTGCGCAACTGGCAGAAACGGTATCAAGTTTAGAATTAATCTCTGAAACTTGTTTTTCTAATTCTACATTTTCGCTCATAATATTATTCTCCGTCTCCACAGTTAATTGGGGTTTATTGTCTAATACACCTGAATCTAATAAATCTTCATTTTTTTTCTCGTAAAAAGATGAAAATATTTTATTACTAAAAATTATACTGTCAGGATTAGCAGGTTTATCCACAAATCCTTTTCCACTAAATGTAATATTTTTCAAAACTCTACCTATTTTATAGTCTTCGTGCTCTCCTCTGCCTCCATAAGCTTTTAAGTATTTAGTTAAATATGAAGTATCTTCACCTCTAGCTAATTCTTTGTATTCTCCGGTCATTTTATTAGTAATCCCATAATCAAAACCTTTAAAATAACATTCCATACTTACGTATTTCTGGCCTGTCTCAATTTCCGCGATCAATTTCTCTGTTCTGTCTCTTAAATTAGGATCAGTAAATGCCCTATAAATTACAGAACCAGTAACTATATGAAATTTTTCAGGAAGTTTTTCTGGATCCATATCGTCTGGAATTATTTGACCATCTGTAGTTATGGTCCAATTTGATGTAATATGGCCAATGATTGTTTTTTCATCGTGTTCTAGATTAGTAGGCTTATCTTCTGGAGTTTTTCTAGCAGACCATATTTCTTGAGGATTAAATATGTCATCATTACGGTTCCAAGAAGAACTAACTAAAATAGATTGTACGTAATATAGATCTGTGTCTTTTATAGAAGCGTCAGCTTTTATTTTAAAATTAGGAATATCTTTATTATCACAAGGAGCTACAGCACTAGCGTACGATATACTACTTGAGTTACTAATTACTTCAGCCAAATTATCATTTGTCTCTTGCGAATAAATTATCATGTTTTACTCTTCGTTTATTATGCAGTAAAAGGACGATTTTGCTTGTTTTTGATCTTCTACTGAAAGATCGTAGTTAATTTCCAATGCCAACCCTTTTAACCATACACTATAATTACTCATAATAGAATTATTTATATTTTGCGATGCTTTGGATACTAATTCTTGATTAATATCAGAAAAAGGTTTCAAAGAAAATAAAATACCTGTTTTTAAACTATCTAACTCTTTAGATTGGTTACTAGATAAGCTGCGAAGATTCTTTTTATCGAAGAACTCCAGCATAATTGGGTTTATAATTTCGTTAATTTTTTCTTGAGCTTTACTAGCCCAAAGGTTAAGTTTAGCACCTGATCTTGGACTAAATGTCTTCGTTTTTCTTTTTTTTGTATCTTTAGATAATTTTGGTCTGCCTTGCTGAGGTTCACCAGGCAAAGATTCCGGAGAATCTTTTGCCAACTTTGTTGGTTTAGTAGATTGCCTCATTTCCAAATTTGTTTTCTCTCCATCTTTTCTATCATCTAGATCCAATCCTACTTCGCTAGGACTGGCTATGCCAGATTGCAGAGCAATTTTCTTAAGAGCATTTTCTGGCTGAGGATCATGCCATGGACTTGTTTTCTTAGTCATCTTGTTCGACTTTCTTTCTTTTTCCTCTCTATTAATTCTAATTTTTTCCATTTCGTGATCAAAGCCAAATCTACTTTGCAATAATTCATCACTAACAAGATTTCTATCTGCTAACTGAATTAGTAAAGCTTTTTCAGACTCTTCATTAGATAAATCCATGCGAGCGAATTCTATTTTTGCTGGTTTCGAAAAACCCATAGCTTTTTGAATTATAGATATTTCGTTTTCCCAAAACGATCTGAGAACATCTCTACCATACTCTAGTCTTTGAGTAAGAGTTTTCAAGCTAATAAAGTTATTAGTAGTGCCAGCAGCACCGAAAGTTCCAGTTAGTGTTGGGGGGATACCAAGACCAGCATAAACACTGTTTAAGTGAGGAATATATTTACCCTCTCCTAAAAATTGATGAACATTAGTTTTGCTTTCTATTAGTTCAATATCAGGACCCCAAACTAAATCCATCGTACCTCCACCAACATTATTCCCAAGTATCTGTGCCAACTTAGAAGCAGCAGCTTTTGTTGGAGCTATCTTATGCTCAAGACTACCTAGCTTAAATATTCTAATATTAGATATAGCCCCGTCTAAGGCTGCCATATCTGCTAGCTTTAACTTTTCAATAACAGTAATGTCGTCCATTATAGAATATACCATTGGGTATGACCAGCTTTGCCAATCATCTTTTTTATAATGATATACTAACGTCTTACTAGGATCTAGTGGATAATTCTTTCTTTCTTTTGCTGCATTTAATATTTCCTCTGGAAGATTCTCTACAACAGCTCTTTCTGAATCATTCTTAGGAGAATTAATAGTTTTTCTTAAAGTTCCAGGCAAGACTAGTTCATATCTTTTAGTTGAAGATAATGAAGATAACGCTCCTGCTGATATGTCTACATAAAAAGGATCTATAAAATTATACTTCCAAGGTATTTCTTTTTTGCTTAAAGAGAAACGCTCTAAGTCTTTAATTGATAAATCTGCAGAAGCAACAGACTTATATAATTCTTTGGTCATCTTTAAATTTAATTTAACCGTTTGTCTATTGATTATAATATTACCAGTTTTATAGAGATTGTTTAAGAATCTTTCGCTTCTTTCTTTACCTCCGCATTTCTGAAACCATTTCTGATAAAATCTTTCAATTTTCTTATTGGGATGAACAATTTTAATTCCCTGGGCTGCAAAATCACCCATAAGGTCAATTACATTTTTTACTAAACCTACTCTTTGATATATATCATCTGCTCTTTTTATAATCGCTTTAATTCTTCTAGGTACAGATTCGTCAGGTCTAAAGAAATCATAATCTCTTCTAGTTAATCCCGGCCTGCCAGAAGTATTAGTGTCTAAATTAGAATAATCTAAACCGTATCTTCTCATAGCTGATGAATGCTCTATTAAAGTATACTCGCTAAGAGATTCAGAAGAAGCACTTAATGCTTCCTTTTTACTATCGAGGTCATCACCCCAAGTAACATAAGCGTCCTCTCCTAAAATACTATTGTCCTGGATATTGTCGCTTTTTGGATATTTTTTTGTCATAATTTAATTATATTCGCATTGCAATAGGAATGGTTACTGTAATATACACACTTATCTATAAATTCCTCCATAAATATCTTCGTTCGCTCCTCCCGTGAACCATTCTGGTCCTTTATACATATCTCCTCCTTGCTTAACTATTTGATTACTATTTCCTCCAATAACGTCATAATCGGGCATCATTAGTTGTTGTCTAGTTTGTCTGGCCAGCATATTAGCTATTACTAAAGAACTATATCTATCTTTTCTTAATCTTCCTTTTTTACCATTACGCATTTTTACTTCTGGAGTATCCCATCTGTCTCTAGCTCCTGCTCCAGTACTAGTCTGGCTCATAACTATTGTCGTCAGTTCATTTTTTAAATCTTCTATTTCTAGAATACATTCGCTTAAATTATCATATATTGGAGTTAAGTCAGAATTAAGAATATCTTTTCCTTCTTGATCGATAGCTAACCCTAATGTTAGTTGATCAAATCTAGGAAGTAATAAAGCCTTGTCTTCAAAATCTTTTCTTAAGCCATGATTAGCCTGAGCGGTCCAATCTGCTTTAGCGAACTGTACTAGTTCTAACACATGTAAACCGGGCTGAGAATCAGTGTCTTTAGATTTTTCGTAATTAATGGTGGGCCAGATTAAAACCTCTCCCTCTTCTAGATTTCTGGGGTCATGTAAAGCCTCTTCGATAGCTACTCCTCCTCCTTGCGCGTCCATACCAATTACTTTTGGAGGGAAGGTTTTCATTAAATTACGAATTTTCCTAGCACAAAAACCATAAAAATCATGTTGTTTAACTAATCCTGTTTTTTGTCTTTCTTTAAAATTACTTCTATTAGTCGTCCACGAATAAACTAATCTGGAGTGATCTGGATGTAATTCAAGAATTATAATACTAAAATTATCTTTTTCAGAAGCTGGATCAATACCATAAACATATTCACAGTTTTTATTTCCTTGTATAACTGCATCGAATATAATGGGCTTTTCATTGATAATTATAGGGTTATCTTCTTTTGTCACACAAGACTCAATAAGGCTTCTCTTAAAAAATCCATCGCTATCCTTAGTAAAACAAGCAGCATATTCCATGTTATATATTCCCGTATGAATCGTAGCCTTAGCTCTAGCTACTTGTTTGTCATCCATAAATCCTTTAGGGATCATTTCATAAGGAATTCTTATTATACTATAATCTTGCCAATTAAAATTATCAGGAACTTCTCCTTGAAATAGTTCTTCTAACTGACGAGTATCGCCCTTGCTCTCCACGATAGCCTTATATCTTCTCCAATACTGAGCAAAGTGCTTAAAGCTATAGTCTGCTGTGCCCGTTATAATAGCCTGATTACCCATTTTCTTTTCTAGAGTATCCAACTGAGGATTCCATAAGTCAGCGTCCTTTAGAGCCTTCTTACGAGCCTCTTCCTTGACATTCTGAATAGGACTAGCAGATACCGCAGCAAAACCTGCTACCACTGTTTCATATATGTCCGGAGATATTGATGCGAATTCGTCAGCGATAATAATGTGAGCACGTAACCCTCTAATTTTGGAGCCATCTCCCATAGGAACGGCAATTGTCCAACTGTCACCAAGTCGTATCGTACACCTATCAACATCTCTTCTTGGTCCGTCTTCATTCCCTGAAAATATACTTCTTAGAACCGGACTGCTTCTCCACATCGTCTCCATATATTCAAATATAATCTTACTCTGCCTAAAAGCTGCTCCAACAATGACAATCTTTGTTCCTGGAGTAAAGGTGCATTTCAGTATAGCGTACAGAGCCATTAGGAAAGACTTACCCCAACCTCGACTTGCTATATACATAGGAAAGGGACGCTTCCAGAACTCTTGTAATATGACACACTGCATCGGATGAAGCTCTATATTAAAAAGAAGCTTACATGTAGCCCCAATATATTTAGGGTCTCGTAACAGCTTCATGAGGTGCAAGTCTGGGTTTTCAATTTCTTCCTCGGTCCTATTAATCATAGGATTATTTGGAATTACAATTTTTGATAAATCACCTAGACCTAGCCAGGCATCATCAAACGTCTGATTTGGGTTGTCCGTATAACTCATATGCTTTTCTCATTAGTGCTAATGCTATCTTCTCTGCTTTCTCTGCGTCTCCACAGAATAATACCTTTACATTGTGCAGTAGCTGGAGCTCATTTATGTGTTTAAGAATAAATTTTGGACTAATTCTTAACTTACCCCACATACGTTTAGGTACTGTAGATCCTACTGGATATTGTAATACATCTTCTAGATTAAATTCAAATAATAAAAAAGAATGTTTAACTTTAGATAATCTGTCTATTACGTCTTTAAAGCGCTTCTCTGTTATATTGTTAGCAAACTCACTAACACTACCTTTACGTTCTATACAAAACGTCTCTTCTAATCCTTTTAGGGAGTAATCACCAGTATCTAATTTAGCTATGGTTTTCTCCATATTATTAAATTCCCAAGGTTGTTGTTCCCTGGTGTCTACTATAATCTGAAAATTACTGAAGTCTATCATTGGCTAGTATCTTAAGGAAAGTTGCTTCATAGATATCTTCCATACCTTGAATTTGTTTGTGGTGCCTTCTACAAAGAGTAATTCCATTATTAGGTTCAAATCTTAAACCAGGATAGTTAGCCCAAGTTTTAATATGATGAGCATTTAACCCACCTTTACAATTACAACCAGGCCAACGACACTTGAACTTATCTCTTTTGTAAACTTGCATTCTCCATTTTTTGTACTGAGGGTCTTCGAAATTTCTGTAAGTCACTATTTACCATCTCTTCTACAAGGCTGTTAAACGATATTTCAGGACTCCAATTAAGATTCTCTTTAGCTTTAGCGTAACTACCTTTCAGGTATTCTACTTCCGCAGGTCTGAAAAGATCAGCATCTATATCTACTAAGTCATCTGCAGGCAACTCAGCATAGTCAAAAGCTATATCTAAAAATTCTTGAACGGAACGAGTTTGTCCTGTACAAATAACATAGTCATCAGGATTCACTTGTTGCATCATCATCCACATGGCTCGAACATAATCTTTTGCATGTCCCCAGTCTCTTTGAGCAGAAAGATTACCTAATTTAAGTTTCTCTTTAGTTAAACCGTTTTTATATTTACCTATATAATTAGTGATTTTACGAGTTACAAAATTTTCGCCTCTACGGGGACTTTCGTGATTAAATAATATACCACAACAAGTATAAATGTCATATGAAAGACGATATACAGTCATAAGTTGATGAGCAGCAGTTTTAGAAACACCATAAGGACTTTGAGGTAGGAAATCAGTATTTTCATCTTGATATCTGTTATTTACTCCAGACATATTATAATTACGTCCAAACATTTCACTGGTACTAGCTTGATACATTTTAGTCTGGGGACTATTAGATTTAATAGCTTCTAATAAGTTAGATACTCCAATGGTATTAGCTTGAAATGTAAATATAGGCTGTTTAAAACTAGTTCCAACATGAGATTGTGCGGCGAGGTTATAAAGTTCGTTTGGTTTATATTTACTTAATAATGTTTGACAAGAGGCTGAATCAGTAAGATCAAATTCTTCTAGTATGAAGTTATCATTATTTAGCAGGTGATTTATTCTGTGGAAATTGTTAGTGCTGTTTCTACGATGACATCCTATCACGGTATAATTCTTATCTAATAAAAATTCTGATAGATAGCTACCATCTTGACCGGTTACACCTGTAACAATCGCTGTTTTCATTATTCTTTATCCTGTATGGTTTCTGGAGTTAAAAGAGGAGTGTCAACAGTTCCATCTTGGTATGTATGATATTCACTAAGTTTCTTTGCGTTTTGTTCTACGGACATTGAGATTATTTCCATTTCTCTTCCTTCTTTTTCTCTAATCTCTTCATCTTCTAGCATACGTATCAATCCTATCCAACTGCTCTTGCCGTCTTCAATACGTTTAATACGCTGTTCACGGGTTGCTTTTAAATCTTTGCTAATCTTTTGTTGTTCATTTAAAAGTTTGGTATATTCATTGGTATAGTTAGCTATACTATTACGAGCAAAACTAAGTTGAGTTTCTAAATTAGCTAGTTTGGGGGCGTCTCTTAATGATTCATCTAATTTATATTCCCTATCTACTTCTTGTTGTAATTTTTCAGTGTCAGCTATATGTCGCTTACGCTCTTTCATGGATCTATTAATAAGAATATCTATAGTTATAAATTGTTTGATTTGCAGTTCTTCTGCAGGTAATACGTCTTCTCTAAACTGTTTTACTAAACCAATCCATGTGTCTTCAAAATAATCTAGTTCTCCGGTTTCTTTATCGAATTGTTTGGTAATTTCTATCCAAAATGTTTTAACATGGAGTTTCTGTCTTAAAGTTTTATCATTCTCTTGTTCGTCTAATGTTTTAGTCCCTATTTTAGCATCAGATATATATCGTTCTATTGGTTTAATGGTTCGATTTAGCTGACCGGCGATTTCTTCGATAGAAAGTGTGCCAATATTTTTTCTAATAAATTCTTGTTCTTCTAATCCTAGTTGTCCTCTTTTTTTGGGGATTTTCATTTTAAATTTAAAGACTTTATATAAGAGGTAAGTTTAGTGAAGTCTGCTTTAGATACTTTACAGTGATTCTTATGTTTGATATATATTTTTCTAATTTCAGGATCTATGATTGATTGTTCTATCTTATCTAATAGTTCTTTGTCTTCTTGATTTACATTTACGGTTTTAGCATTATTGGGGGTTTCTAAAACAGATAAGTTCATTAAACTTTGTTTTTGTGAATTTCTTTTATTCCAACTATGAAATAGGTCACAATCTGTCTTTATCTCAAACTGGGCACAGTTATGTTCTGTATTAGCTTCATTTTTTAAGAAAAAGGGGCAAGTTAAGCAAGGAGCATCTGGCCTCTTATAATTGTTTCTCTTATAATTAAAAAGACGATTACGAATATGTGTCCAAAGGAAATTTTCTAGGGGTCTACTATTGTCGTATTTTTCTAAGCCTTCTAGAGCATAGATATACGCTTGTTGTTTAATATCTGCTGGAGTGTGATACCCGAATTTAAATTTATGAACAAGATTGTGTGTGATTTTTTCTACTGTTTCTATAAAAAACTTTTCATCAATCTTCTTCTTTTGAAATATTGTTTTCTTCTTCTTCATGTAGTAGCTGGGCTATACTCTTCCCGTTAGGTTGGTTCAGGTCTTTCTCTACATCTAGACATCCTGTAGCTTTTACTTCTAAAATGGAATCAGTAATTTTCATTTTTTGTATCTCGCATTAGTATTACATTCGTATTATAGTTTTAATACACGATTTGTCAAATAAAAGCGTGTTGCTTGTTTTATAGGACCTAACATAAGACCGGCCGACCTTTATAGTTTAGGTATTACATTTCTATATGTGTCAGCTTACTTTTTATGAACCCCGGCCCGTTATTGAGACACAATCTCAATAAGCATTGAAAAACAGAAAAACCCCCCCTACTATACAAGTTTATACTATCACAACAGTGTGAATCATGTTTAAATCTGTCACAATAATGTGACACGTATTTCACGGGTAAAACATACCATTCACAACGATATGACAAAATGTGTCACAAAAATGTGAATTATGCCATAATGACGATATAAAAAACATACAAGTATAGGTAAAAAATTTTTATCCGAATGGCATGATACTTGCACTATATATATATTAGAAAAGAAAAAAGTTTTTTCTTGCAATTAAAGTTTACTGTGGTAAAATTCCGATATAGTAAACAGGACATTAAACAAAGGATAAAAAAAATGTTAAACACTTCAAAAAATTTCGAAATAGTTTACTCTTCAGATTGCTGTGGTGCTTCGGTTCACTCCGATGCCGATATTTGCCCTACTTGCTACGAACATTGTGAGGTTATCGAAGATCGTACCGATTATGAGTGTTCAGAGGCTGTACACTTCCAAGCCGGTCTGGATTTTTACGGGGCCGGTTAAATATTCCACTTGCATTGTGTCGATAAGTATCGTAGACTCTAATAATTCACCACCACCCCCCACCACGAGAAAAAAATGTTTACAGTTCAAGATCTTGATATCGCAGAAAAAACAATGTCGTCAAGTCTATCATCTTGCGATCTGTACACTCCAGAAAAAAGCGATATATCATATCGACTGCATTGCAAGTCTAAT